TCTGCAGAGAATGTTGCAATACCTGTTGGTTGATTTAAAGTACCATATTCTGTTATATATGCATTAGTTCCGTCATGAATTAAATTGATTGATGTTGCATTATAATTTGTTCCTTGCACTACTTGAATTTGATAATTAACAGATCTAAAATCTGTTGATGCTATTGACACTAAAGTAGAAATTCCAACACTAGTCGTTGTTGAGATTGTAGAGTCAACAAGCCCAGCACTTAAAAGAAGTGTTTGTTTTGTTACTGGTTGTGTTCCGACTATGTATGGCATCTTAATTAGCGGTTTCTAAAAGACTGAGTATCACCTTTAAAGTATCATTTTTTTGAGAAGATACTTTAATTGAATCATTAGTTTCCAATACTAATTTTCCAGACATTGGAACAAAAGCTTCTGATATTGGTACGTTTGCATTTTTTATAATTTCAGTTTCAACACTAGACCTAATATGCTTCATAGTTACTGAGGAATCACTAGTTCCAAAATTAGCAACATGTGCATACAAAACAATAGCAGTGTAACCAGTAGGTGCAGTATAAACTGTCTGCTCTGCTGTGGTTATCTGAAAAGTAACTGTTTGAAACTTATTGAGTGCTAACTGAGCCATATTAACTTAATGCCAATATAAATGGTGTCATTTCAGTGAAGAGACTCTTTGTAAAAGCCCTTCCACTAATTGTACCTGAGTTTTGATTAATTTGTAAACCATCACCTATTCTGAAATTACCTGATTGATCTGTGCTTGTGTAAACAACCTTTCCACCATCCAGTGTAACAACTTCATTTTCTTGAATAGTAACACCGCCCCGTTTGGGAGTTGCTAATGCAATAGTATTACCTGCACCCACATACTCAAATGTATGTGAACTTGCGACTATACGACTAAACTGATAGAAATATGCAGTTGATCCAATACTTACGTTGTTTAGTAAATTTTCATCTAATGTTAAAATTGTAGCTCCTGATGATGTCTCATCAAAAGTTTCAGTGTTAGATGAATAATCTTCTAGTGTTGAATCAAAGGTATAGAAATCCCCAGTAGAGATAGACGTTGAACTATTTATTGTATAGTATATTGGCTCCATTACAGCAACTGCTGTTGCCCTATCATTTCCAATATTTGGTGCTGCTATCGTAACAGAGGGTGTTGATTCATATTGAGTTCCACTGCTTATTATGGTAATAGATGAAACAGAGTCCCCTTCTAAAGTTGCAAATGCAGTGGCATATTCACCATTTGGCCCTGTGGGAATATCAATATCAACATCTGGTGTAGAAGTATATCCATTACCGCCGTTCGTTATATTAATTGTAGTAACTGATTTATACAACTTATCAAAATAAACATATTGTCCATCATATGGTTTATCAATATCTATTTTTACATTACCACCAGAAACATATGTATGAGTTAAAGTTGAAACACCTACATTTACAACAAAAGATGTAGCAGATGGAGTCTCATCTACTTCAAAAATATATGGTGGTTTATGAGGATATGTTTTAGAACCATAAGCACATGTTAATCCAATTCCAGACATTGTAACTGCCATACCAACCACGAAATCATGATTAGTAGTTGTAGTCACAGTTGCTACTCCAGATACATTATCATATACAAAATTAGATATATTTAAATTTGGAGTTGATAAATTAACTTGAACTTCATCTTGACCTAAAGATGCTTGAGTAGTGGTTACAATTCCAGTAAATTGTAATGCACCAGTCCCTCTAGAAACTAATCCGAATGATCCAAAACTACAGTTACTATTAGCAATATCTGCTTGTCCTCCTTTATCACAAGTTACTGCTTCATCACAGCAAATAGTAAACAGTGAAACTAATTGTGCGAATCCACCATTAGTAACAGCAACACCCACACCACCTTGATTATATTGAGTATAAGCATCGACATTCATCGTTTTTAGAAGTCTTGCTTGTTTTCCGTCAACACGAATACCAGTTCCTGTTGTAGTATCACTTGTGCAGTTTTGAATATATGGGCCTTTCCATTTACCACCACCTACGTTTTCCGCAATTTCAGTGGTAGGAAATCCTACAGCAGCTGCAGGTGCAACATGTCCACTAAACGTCATATTAGATAGTTTACATGCCTTTCTTACATGAAATAAATCTTTGTTTGGTGTATTAGGCAACACCTTTACTGTTCTTAAATCATCACCTACAACAGCAACAAATGCAGGAACTTCTATTGGATTTTGTTCAACATAATTTCCAGAAAGAACCTTGATTGTTGTTCCTGATTGTGCAATACCAACAGCAGCAGCGATTGTTAATTTAGCATTATCAATCGATGTTCCATTATTTGAATCTATACCATCCTTTGCAACATAAAGAACATTGGGTGCAGAGTTAATACCTGTTGCGGTAGAATTGATAGTAACATTATCACCAATGTTGACCGTGGCATTTGTGATCGTAACAATACCAACACTGACTGTCTCTGCATCACCATCTAATGTAATAGATGATCTACCTACAGTAAGAACACCAACAATTCTAGCATCACCATCAACCAATAATGCAGTATTTCCTGATCCAACATGAACAGTTCCTATTCCATTATTAGATCCAAGGGTTGTTAAACCAACTACAGATAAATTTCTACCAATCCTTACATCACTACGAGCAGTAATTATTCCAACAGAATCTACATTTTTTACATCTTCATATGTAAGAGTTCCACCTACAGATATATTACCTGTAATTTCTGTATCACCTTGAACAAATAAAGCCTTATCAGATCTAGCAGTAGAACCGATACCAACATTCTTTATAGTATTGATACCAACAGGATCAACTGCCCAAGTTCCAGCAGCTCCAACTCCACCGCCGCCACCTACAACCCATTTACTATCCTTACGAGAATAAGTTTGACCGTCATTAGGAGCATCCTCTATACCACCTCCACCGAATGAAGATAATTGTTGCTGAACTCTATTAACAAACAGTCTATAGTTTTCTTGAAGTTTTTCGTAAGTTACAAACTTCTGATCTAATGGTGTTAATGGATCTGAATTATCCTCATCAGGAGGAATGTTTAAGAGACCTTCAGAAATAACTTCCTTATCAAACTTCTCAAAAGTTTCTTCAAGTTTTTCTATTTTATTTTGAAGAGTTTTATTCTTTTCTTCAAATAAAGAATATATCTTCTTTATGTCACCATCATAAGATTTTGCTTCTGGTATCTTGATAGATGAAACTTTTTTAAATAGACTTACAATTTCTTTATTAAGTCCCTTGATTTCTTCATCATAAGATTTCGCTTCTGGAACCGTTGATATAGATTCTTCTACATTTAATATCTTATCTTTTAAATCTTGAATATCATGATCGTAATACTTTATCTCAGGTATTGTTGGAATTTTATTAGATAACTTTTCAAGTAATTCTTTTACTTCATCAATATCATTATCATAATGTTTTATCTCAGGTAGATTTGATAATGAAGATTCTATTTCTTTTATCTGGGATTCTACACTGGAAATTTCTTCATCATAATACTTTATCTCAGGTATTTCAGGAACTGTTGGAATATCTTCCTTTACACCTTCAATTAAATCTAATATTAAATTTAATTCCTTTTCATAATATCTTACTTCAGGTACTTCTGGAATACTTTCCTTTACTTGCTCTATTAATCCTTTTATTTCATTTATCTGATCATCATATAAAACAGGCTCTGGAACAGTAGGAATCTCAGAACGAACCAATTCAATTCTTTCTTTTAACGCTGCAAGATTTGAATTTATATTTGATGGATCAAATTGTTCTGGTATAGATCTTTCTACTTCCCTTATCTCAGAACGAAGTAATGTAATATCACCATCATAACTTGCTTTATCAGCAACGGTATCTATTCTTTCTTTTAAACTTTCTAATGTATCATAAACTTCAGTTAAATCTGTTTCGCCAGGAATTAATCCTACAACTGACTGTATATCAGACTTAAGTGAATTTATTTCTTCTAGATATGGATCAACTTTTACTTTCTCTGAAATTATTGCAGCAGGTTTCTCTACGACCTTATCTTCACCAAAATGCTTCTTTGGAGCGTCGATTTTCTTATTGTTTAACTTCTGTTCCTCTAACTTTTTTCGAGCCTGTTCTTTTTTCAAAGAATCATCTTTCTTTTGCTCAAAAAAATCGGAGGGATTTCTAATCGACACTAATTACCTCTGACATTTTATATATCTAATGAAATATTTATTTTAGCAAGAAATTACTCTTTTTTCAAGTTTTGTTCCTTGATCATCTTTGCTAGATCTGCAGTTGATCCTACAAATAATGCATTGTTAGTAACATTGGTGGGTGATTTTTTATCCTCCTCATTTACGTCTTTTAGTTTCTTTTGAAGATCCATTAACTTATCAGTAGCATCAGACACACTCTTAATAAGCTGTCCTGCAACTTCATATGCTCTTGGTTGTTCACTCTCTTGTGCAAGTTCAAGAATACCATCAATAGCTTCTTGACCTTTTTCGATTATACTATAAAGATTACCTCTTGTATATGCATAATCTTTTTCAACATCATTTTTAGTTAATCTATCAGGGATGGTTTTTTCAACTTCAACAACTTCAGATTTTTTCACTTCAGTGGGTGCAATGTTAAATGTTTTATCCATTTTTTTGAAGTTATCCATAATTAAAATACAGATCCATCAAATCCGAAGTCATCACCTTCTGGAATCAATACATCGTCTGCATCGGTAATCAAACCAATAGCATCACCCCTTAGATGAGACGCAGGAGTTGTACCGTCTCTACCTCTCTCTACTGTAAGATTATTACCATCTTTCTTAACAACCTTCATTTCTTCTTCACCAATAGTAATGAATACTCTCGTAGTATTTGTGCTTGCAGAGATATTACTTGCATCTTCTACAGGAATTACTAGATCAGTTATTAAAATGTCAGATGCTAAGTTAGTTGTAACATCACCACTGTAGTTCTTAACTGCTCTAGGTGAAACAGAGTAACTGACATCTCTTTGACCAGGTAATGAACTTCCAGCTCTGTATCCAACAGTTGCCTTCTTGATGATATCCTTGGAAGCGTCTGATACAGGACCAAATAGATATGTCTTTGCTGTAAATCTTAGAGTATAAAGAAGTACTCTTCTCTGAGTAAAGTCTCCTTCATAATCATCCTGCATTGTAATATTTTCTAATACAATAGGAACATCTCTTTTTTCTTTAATACTCTCTACTAATTGTACAGTTACATTATATGCTGGTTGGAAATATGGAAGTATTTGTTCTGTAATTTGTAATGCATCATCATTTAACTTACACATGATTGCAAGTTCAAATTGCATATTATAAGGAACTGGTAGATATGCCTTCTTAGAATCCTTACCTGTGCTTGGATCTTTTACAGTAAATGTTTGAGTCGTTGTTACTTTTCTTGAGGGATCATATGTAAGACCAGTAAATTCAAATGACATCCTTGGTAAAGTGATGGCTGTTGATTTATTAAGATCAGGAGATTGCTCCAATCTTGCTAAAAATTTCTGAGTAGGACCATATGCTAATGGTACTTTAATAGTGGAATCCTCTTGCTTAACAGTTATACCATTAAACAAAGTACCAAAAGAAATAATTGTTCTTCTCAGAATCTCGTTATAAAAATACTCAAACATTGTTATAGTCCTGATACTTTATTTAGGGAATACCGAATGGGTTCTGTTCTGAGAAGTCTAATATCTTATCTGCTTCTGTCTCAATATTAATATTATCTGCAAATCCATCATCAGTTGGATCTGTATTTACCAATCGTAGAGCATGAACTGCACCAGATTTAGAACCAGTTATATTCTCTCCTATTGAGAATGTTCCTGATATAGAAGATACTTCTAAAACATTTGTAACTGCATCCCATGTTCTTACTTTACCTGTTGCTCCACTTGTTGCACCAGTTACAGTTTCGTTAAAGATATAATTACCAGTATTTCCTGAAGATGGAGTAGAGAATGTTGCATTCAGTGGAAGATCACCTGCAGTATAACCAGCACCAGTATTAGTAAATCTAACATCAGTAACAGAACCAGCAGAGTTAAGAACAGCAACAGCAGTAGCAGTTGTACCAACACCAGTAGGGCCTGCAAATGTTACTGTTGGTGTGCTTGTAAATCCACCACCAGCAGATGTAACCGTAACTACACCAAGAGTTCCGTCAGCAATATGTGCAGTTGCTGCAGCACCAACACCAGTATCACTAGTAAATGCTACACCTGGTGCTACGGTATAACCAGAACCTGGATCAACTATTTCAATAGACTGAACAGATTTTTGATTCAGTCCAATATTTAAATTGCAATATTGAATACCACCAATTAGAACAGCAGTTGCAATACCAGTTCTACCTCCAGAAGGAGCAGATGATAATCCAACTGTTGGTGGTGTTATATAGCCTCCACCTCTATTTGATATAGTGAAGAAACTAAGACCGCCTGTAGGAACTACACTAGTAAAAGCAGCAGCAGTTGATGCAGCACCTACCAAGGTAAATGTTTGTGTTGGGCCCAGTATTGTAGGAATACCATCTTCACTGACACCATCAGTCTCATCCCCTATTAACTCATTATCAATTTCATCAACACCTGTATCAATAACCTCATCCTCGTAACGGAAGAGTTCACATCTCAATTCATAAACATAATTCTTTTGTAGTTGATAGAAAGGCTTTTCATGTTCAACAAACTTGATCTCAAATAACCTATCACCTAATGGGAAGTATATTAAATCTCCTTCCTTTGGTCTAGTTGTTAATTTTACATCTTCTTCATTCTTCATTAATGGTTCAATGTAAGTTTCCCATCTTTCTCTAGAAATAATAAGAGTTACCTCATTAGTAGCTTCTATACCAAACTTAGTAAGAAGAACAGGATTTTCACTATAACCATCAAAATTATCTATGTATGCTTCAAGAGGATATGCATCATCAAATTTAGATTGTACTACTTCTCGTATTACAGTATTTTCTTTTACATACTTACGAGGCATATAATGCACTTCAACACCATACATTCTCAACTGTTCGTTGATGAGATCTTGTACTAGATTTTGTTCTGATCGAGCACCTTGCTGAAAATATGGATTGAGTGCCATTATATTAACCTATCATATCTAGTGGTGGTAATTCATAAGTATTGGACATCTGCTCTCTGATGACATCAAGTTCTTTTTGAGCGTCATCATACAATTGCCGTCCATTTAATTCAACACCACCAGGAAGTTTTACTCCTTGGAATTTCATTAAGTTTTGACCCCATTGTCTTTTAACTAATTGAGTCACATATCGTTTTAAGAATGAATCATTCCATACTCCAGTAAATGAATCTGGATCTATGGCTCTAAACACTTCAAACACCAAATAATCATCTTCTAACACACTACCCCAATCAATATCAATATAAAGTCTATCTTGACGTTGATTAAATCTGAATTGCTTTTGAGTAGTTAATAAGAAATCTAAATCAGACAAGTATGTTCTTGTCATGGCATAGTTTAATACCTCAGTTGCACCATAATAATAAATGTCATTCAAAAACAACTGATACTTTACACTAAACATGTTGTTAGTGGATGTAGCAGATCCATCAAAATGAAAAATCTTTTCTACTCCAATAATATCTGGAGGTAGTGGTAAGTAATTACTATTTTCTTCAAATTTAAACTCTGTGGTAACTCCGACTGTTTGTGTCACAGTTGTTGTGGTTACACCAGTAACTTCAACATCAGTTAATCCTCTTCCTCTATTTTTATCATCTTCAGTTATTCTATATTTCACATAGTCTTTTGTTACACCATCAAAATGACGCTCTTGAAATATCTGAAGAGCATCATCTATTAAGTCGTCAATTTGCTCATCGGCAACATTAATTTCCAGCACTGGAGCACCCAGTTGCCTTTTAGTGTAATTTATTAAATCTGTTCTACTTGCTGGTTTCATTTGCACCTAGTCCTTAAGAGTATTTAGGGTGCAGAGGATACACCTGCATAAACTAAAATATTACCATTTACTATGTTATATATCGTTGATCCAGATCCCACTAAAACGTTATAAACATATCTACCTTCACTTAATTCCTTTGTGTCAGAAGACCCTAAAGAAATTTTGACTGTACTTAAAGTTGCAGAGGTTGTTATACCAGTAGTAAATGTTTTTGTTGCTCCTAGAGTAGCACCAATCGCTACACTCTTTGCAATCTGAGAAGATGCAGACCATGCCGTTGTAAACGGAAATGGTGAGTTGGATGTGTTTACTACATTAAATGTTGCTGAGAAATTAGCACCACCTTGAATGGTCAGATTAGCCGCAAAGGGAACACCTGAATTTGGATCAAATGTAATATTTTTACTTGCCATTTACCAATTCCTTGAGTAGATTTTTGATTTCATTAATTTCACCTTTTAATCTTGATAGATCATTTTCCATCATTTCCACCCTATCATGACCTTTA